GCCGAAGGGCGTGACATACCTCTTTTTGAGTCCTTTTATCATTTTTTACCAATAGAACTGTCTATTCTCAGTGGGTTTGGCACGGTATTAGAATAGGAGAAAGAAGAATAATGGATTTTGTGATAGGCACATTCTCTTGTAGCAAATATTGGACTAGACTCAGAAATATGATAGGCAGTGTGCAAAAGAATTGGCATGGGCATCCACCAATTATTGTTTATGACATCGGACTTACTACAGATCAAGCAGAGCATGTAGTCAAGTTCGAAGGTGTCAAGGAGTGTATTAAGGTTCCTCCGTTTGTTCCACACTGGAGAGACCATTACACTTGGAAAACATGGGCGTGGCGAGACTTACTAAACCACGCTGACGGATTCTTTTCTTTAGACTCTGGACTTTCTGTCCTAAAGCCGATGCCTGAAGTTCTTTATCAGATAGAAATGCTTGGTTATTTTGTAGCCTCTCACAAGCACCCTATGAATTCTGAAGTCACCCTTGCACACTGTAAAGGGTGTGGTGTTCCTCCAGAGTTTAGGAATGATAAGCCGATGATAAACGCTGGTATGGTTGGATTCTCTCAGCGTTATAGATGGATCGCTGAAGAAATCTTGGCTGTTGCTAGTGTTGAAGAAAACATAAAGCCAGACGGCACAGTTATACATCCTCGCTGGGAACAATCCATATTATCAGTAATGGTCCACAAGCATCTATCACAAAAGCTTATTTTCGGTGATCAGGATTTTTATATGAGATACGAAGATGGTGATGTTCCTGGACAGAAGATATGGCAACATCGCAAAATCAAAAATGCTCTAATCTATGAGCCACAATTAGGAGTGTAAATATGAATAGTGGTAAAGGGTGGAAAGGAATGAAAAATCTTGCGATGCAACTTGGACTTTCTTCCTACAAACATTTACACGGAATATCAAATAAATACAACTACAAGTTCCACGGAAAAAGTCTTGAGGAAATACAGGATTGGTATTTAGGAATTAAAAAAGGAATTTCCTTGCCATCCGAAACACTTTTAGATAGTTCGGAGATTCTTAAGAAAAAGGCTTTAGCGGATCTTACCTATAAGATTGAAACAGCGAAATTAGCTGAGTTGAAACGCAAACAGATTGAGGGTGATCTTGTTGACCTAAATACCGTAGCTCAAGTGTGGCAGCAGCGTGTTAGCATGACGAAGGCACAACTACTATCATTACCCATCAAAATTGCCGAGGAAGTTGTTGCCTTGAATAAGCCCAGTGTGAAAATGATAGAAATTATAGTAGACAAATATATTATTGAAGTCTTAACTGAATTGGCTAACACGCCGATACCTTAATGGAAAGAAACCGTTCATTGTAACGAGGGAGGAAAACCTAAATCAATTCCTAATGCTAGGTGGATATATGAAATGGCAACCGGAGTAGAACTTTCTTCCGATATTCATGTTCACCATATCAACTTCGACAAAAAAGATGACAGGCTTGAAAATCTAATAGCGATGTCAAGATCAGAACATATGAAGTTTCATCACAAGAATGGAGAAAGCATAACAAAGGATCAGCTTCTACTATTATCTAAGAAAGCAGCAGAAGAAATTTCTATTCTAAAAAATCCTTCAAGGAAAACTATAGAGGATATTATGAATAAACACATCATAGAAGCATTTGATAAAATGTTTGATATATCAATCACTTTAGCCAATGAGGAATAAATGAAGTCAATACAGGAACAAAAACTCGATCAAGCCTTCAGAAAAGCTATCGAACCACCATTGAAGGTGGACATCATTAGCCATTCTGAGCAGTCGATCTGGCTTTCAAGTATGTTCACGGATACTAAGAATGTTGGGTTCTTGAAGTTGTCCAAAACACCCTACTTAAAATATATTTTGAAAACTGTTTTTGACGAGGACATGGACTTAATCAAGATTAGCTTCTGTGCAGGAACCCAATGCGGAAAGACTACGGCAATTATGGCGATTCTGAGCTACATCATCTGCCATCGTCCTGGTCCAACGATGATGCTTATGCCCACGGCATCGACGGCAAAGGCATTAAGTAAGGACCGATTACAGGTTATATTCAAAGATAGTCCTGCAATCCGTGAGGAATTGACAGGATCAGACGATGACTTCCAACTTTTGAACTATCTGTTTAAAAATATGTCGCTCTCTCTTGTCCATAGTGAAACCCAAGTACGCAGTAGACCGGTCAAGTACCTCTTACAAGATGAAATTGCTGTAATCGACCCATTTATTGTGAAGAGTAGCTTAGATCGCACTAAAAGTTTCTCAGGCAGAAAGATTATAAGCGTCTCAAGTCCTGAATTTCCTACAGATCCTATTTGGAAATCATTAGGAATCATTAGAGACTATGAGGAGGAGAAAATCGTCACTCAAGAGGGTGGAACTCTGGGTGGAATTCCTATTAGAAGATATAAGCAGAATCCAAAGAGTTCAACTGTTTGTCACTGGTATCACGTCAAATGCCCACATTGCAATCAGTCTCAACAGTTGTTTCCAGATCTATTAAGATGGAAGCGGTTCGATAAAAAGACTAAGAAGACGATTCCTATATGGCAGCTAGGAAGTGATGATAACACTTGGTATGAGTGTTCTAACTGCCACGGCAGGATATACGATAGGCACAAAAAAACTATGGTGGTGAATGGTGAATGGAAGAATGAGACAGGAGTCGTGGGTAAATCTATTTCATTTCAAATCAATTCATTATACACCCTACTTGGAGACGCTTGTCAATGGTCTGAGATAGTCGCTATTTGGTTGAATGCCAAAGGAGACCCGGATGCTGAACGTTCCGTTGTAAATTCCTTTTTTGCTTTTCCTTATGTTGCTGAGGAATTTGGTGAAAATGTAATATCGATGGAGAAGATCAAGAAATTATCAGAATCAGCAGGGTATAGGAGAAACACAATTCCTGATGAGGTTTTAATATTGACATCAGGAATAGATGTCCAAAAAGACCAGATGTATTGGAGTACTTATGGACACTCTGAGGATGGAACTCGTTATTTAATTGCTTACGGATTTGAACCATTCGCAGAGGATCAGCCGTTCGAGATGCTAGAGAAACGAGTCCACCAGATAGTAGATATGGAATTACGTAAAAATGATGGAACAACAATGAGTTCAGTCGCGTGTGGAATCGACTCAGGATACAGAACGGATGAGGTTTATGAGATGTGTAGGAGAAGGCGTAATAAATTAGTGCCTGTAAAGGGCGGATCGAAGGCAGGACGATCAAAACCCAGTCAAGGAATTCAGAAAATCATCCAAACCAGCAACATTATGGAGAGATTTCCAGGCTCCAGGCGTCCAATACCAGGAGGAATTCGTCTATTTACGCTTAATACTGACTACGGAAAGACGAGTTTTCTTCAAGGATTAAATAATGGTAGAGTAATTTTACCTATAGATATTGACCAGAATGCGATAGATCAGCTTAATTCGGAGAAAAAAGTGGTCAAGGTGGATAAGTTAGGTCGAGTTTCAGAGGAGTTTGTAACCAAAAAGCTCGTAGATAAAGAAGACCAAAACCGTAAGATATCAGGATCACAGAATCACTGGCTCGATACCAGTATTTATGCTCACGCAATGTTGGACTGTATTGATCCTAGTCTAACAATAAAGCAGATCGTAGTAAAGTTAGAAATAAATCAGCCAAAGGAAGTTACAGTCGTGGATGTACCAGATCAGAGTCAGAGTCAGAGTCAGAGTCATAATAAAAACAATTCTGCTCTGAACCTAGCTCGTAAGTTCATGAATTAGAAAACCATATTAGCCATCACCATAAACTCTTAGGAGATGGTAGAATGACCCTTTGTAGTAAATGCCAGAATAAGTCTTGTGAAAAAACAGGACAGCCGTGTGCTAAGCTAGAGAAATTGCTGCCGTCTCCAAATAGAGGATTGAGAACAGAATCTCAATGTTCTGATTGGCAACTTGACACTTCTCCTAGCGTTAGTCCAGTTTCTATAGACTGTGAAAACTATATTGCTAGACTATGGAGGAGAAATAGAGCTACTGAAGCCAGGATTTTAGAAATGGTTTCAGCAGGATATGAAACTCCAGAAATAGCCAGTAGTATCAGTGTTAGTCCTCAATGGATTAATGACAGACGATCCTACCTCGCAGATCACCTGCCTTCGCCAACACCTTCCGTAACTCCTTCCTGTTAGCAGTAAATTCCTACTAATAAATGATAGATAGTTTCTTAAATGGTCCAGTGTTAGGAGTACATCATTCATTTTGCATTGGATGTTGGTTCTTCTATGACCGAGCGGAATGACGGTTTGGTAAAAAGTCCTACAAATATCTCCGCAAATTTATTAGTTGGTAGCTACCTTCTTTTTTCAAAATCTTAGCCTTAGGTGTAGAAATACCGTCTGCGGACATTCATTCTTAGGCTAATATGGAGTACATATGGCAGTCAATCAGACTGGACTTGAGGCACTTTACGCCACATTCGATGCTGCATTAACGGCAAAGGATGGAACCACGGCGAAAGCTACGATTTTACGCATATCAATTATGCGTAGGACTAATCCACAGAGCGTAGACACGGACGGAATGAGCTACGATTATGGCTCTATGTCCGAAAAAGACCTGTTTGAACTGGTAGAAAAGCTCGAATTGGTCTGGGCATTAGAAAATGGTGATCAGATCGTATCCGTCTCATTTGAACACATTCTAGGTCGATAAATGACGAACGAACCTAAAACGGGTATCAAGCGATTAGTTGATAGCATCTTTCCTGGAATCTACGAGAGACGCGAGGCTAGGCGTTTAGAAGCCAATTTATCTATCGAAAATGCCAAATATGATAAGGCAGTTATTTCTATCCGTAAAGAAAACCTAGAAACTGTCAGAGCATCTGCTGTTACTGGTGGCGGATATACTACTGCAAACTCTGCCGACGATAAAATGCCAGTACCTAAAAATTCTGGTTCTCAGGATAATTTGGTTACTGATCAGAATGCCTTTGATATTAGGTCTAAATCTAGGCATGTATGTTCCAATATGCCGTTACCAGCAGGACTTCTCCAAACGGGTGCTGATAATATCGTTGGAAGTGGTGCCATTGTGCAGGCTACGACTGATAGTGATAGTTGGAATGACCTTGCGGAAAAGTATTGGGCGTGGTATTCCGACAACAAAATGGATATCAGAGGAATACAAACTTGGGCTGAGTTCTGTCGATTAGCTTTAATGTCGATGTGGAGAGACGGTGACATAGGATTCCGAATGGTCAACGGTCAACTCCAGCCGATTGAGTCAGATCGCATTGCACAGGCATCAGGAAATGTTAATCCTAATATTTATCAGGGCGTAGAGGTGGATAATGCAGGAGTTCCGATTAAATATTGGATAGCGAATCAGTTTCCATCATCTACTTATGTTCCTAGTGCCAGTCCAGTTGACCCAGAGGAGTTTATTTTCCTCTATAGACCTACGCGATTCAGTTCATCTCGCGGAACGCCGATTTTCAACTCGTCTATTGATAGTTTTGCTAGAATCGATGCGTATCAGCAGTCCGTTTTGAATACAGCATTAATGGCATCTCTTCTTGGCGTAATCAGAAGCAAAGGCACTAGAAATTTAGGATTAGCCGGCTCTGGAATTGGTAGTGAAACAAATGCAGACACGGCTAGGTCTAATTTGAAGTGGGACTTGCAGCCTATTATGTTTTTGGATGATACAGACTCGTCAGAATATACTACTGTTAAACCAGAACAGCCTACCACAAATTACACAGAATACATTATAAGCCTCGTCCAATTTGCGTCAAGACCTATAGGTTTACCCATCGAGATGGCGTTACTAGATTACCGTCGTGGCAGTTATTCGGCTGCTCGGCAGGGTATGATTGAAGCGAGGCGGATGTTTGAGGGTTGGCAGAGATATTTGGAAAGAAATTTCTACAATCGAGCCTACATTTATGCTATCGGAAATGCTATTGAAAGAGGCGATCTTCCAAAAAATGAGCAGTTTAAATCACACGAATGGCATCATAATCGTTGGCCATGGATCGATCCGTTGAAAGACGCTCAAGGTAAAGTGGCTCTATACGATGCGAATCTTGCCAGTCTTTCGGATAATATTTCTGAGCAGGGCAAGGATTGGAGAAGCGTTTTGAAGCAAAAGCAAATTGAATTACGAGAGATTAAACGACTAGGACTGCCGCTACCAGATGGTTCCGATCCGATATTGATCGACAAGGAGTAATCAGTGGAAACTAAAAAAGCACAATTAGGAACTGACCTAAAGCTCATCGCTTACGGCGGCGGAATCATTCCTGACGATAATGGCAGATGGGTTGTTGACCTGGCTACGCTTCAGATGAAAGAAAAACTTCCTTTACTTCGGAGTCATGATCCTAATGCGATTGTTGGTTTCATCGATGGAATCACAGCAGTAGATTCTGTCCAGGCGGTAGGTCACATTCTCGAAACGGATGAAGGACACGATGTAAAAACTCTGATTGATCAAGGTTTTCCATTCGAGTTCTCCATTCAAATTCAGTCGCCAGTCGAGCAGATTTCTCCTGGTGTAGAAATGGACATTAATGGTAGAAAACTAACAGGACCGTTTAAGTTGTATCGTGGAGCAGTCTTACGAGAGGTTTCAGTTACGGCTCTTGGAAAAGATGGCTCTACGAGATTGGCTGCCTCACTGGATGGTAAGATTATTTCCTCCGTTCAGATCATTAACACAGAAGAAGTTTCACAGACAGTCTCTAATGATGAGACAGAGATTAGGAGTACAGAAATGCCCGACACAAAAGTAACGATGACTGCGGAGGCTCTTGAGGAACAGTATTCTGATGTTGTCGCCCAAGTCGTCAAAGCTTCGCTTGATGAAAAGACTCCTCAAATTATCGAGCAGGCACAGGATGCAGAACGCAATCGTTTCTCCGAGTTGATGGAGACTTTTCCTGACCAGATGGAATTTGTCCAGGCTTGTTATCTGAGTGGCGATTCCGTAGACGAAGCTAAGGTCAAGTATGGAGCAGTTGCCAAGGATGAGATTGCCAAGAGGTAGTTGAAAATCGAATCTCTCCAGGCTGAGCTAGCAGAACAGAAGAAGATTTCGACTATTAGTTTTGCAGGCGTTGAAGGTAAGAAGGCTGAGAAGGAAGAGGATAAAAAACAACTTACCGAGGACGAGACTCTTAAGGCTGAATATGAAGGTGACGAAAAGATTCAGGCAGAGTTTTCTACTGTTGAGTCGTTCATGTCCTACAGGAAGCATATCGGTAAGTAGTTTTCACAAACAACAATCCTAACAATTAGGAGATTAGAAAATGGCTTTGAGTAAAGATTCTCCTCTCAAGAACAGAGAGGATCGAAATGAAAGTTTTCCAGTAAAAGCGGCTACCACGGTCTACGAAGGTGCAATTTGTGGCTTGGATTCTGGGTATGCACGCGGTCTGGTAGCAGGAGACCAGTTCATTGGTCACTGTATTGAACAGGCAGATAATAGTGCTGGTGCTGCCGCTGCTATTAATGTCGAATGTATTACTGGAATGTATAAGCTTGAAGTGACTTTGGCTTCTGTTGCGATTACAGATGTTGGGTCGCAGGCGTACGGATCGGCAGACGGAACATACACGCTGACTCCTGGTGGTAATTCGTATGTGGGTCGTGTTGTACGCTATGTCAAGGCAAACACATGCATCATCGAATTCCAAACTCACTCGGAAGCGATCAGCTAACCTAAAGGAGAATTATTATGGCTTTGTCCGCAGACAGTTTTAATCTGTTGAGGCGTGACAGCTACGAGCGTTATTCCGTAGCAGCCAGTTCTCGTATCTACGCAGGCTCGATGATAAGCTTGGCGTCAGGTTATGCAAGAGTTCTAAATACTAGCGATAGTGTTTTCCTCGGTCATTCCATGGAGCAGGTAGA